CTAACGTGATCCTGGTCAACTAACACAGGCTTGTTTAATCTATTGTCTAACTCAATCCTAGTAGATATGCTCTTGTTATTTTTAATCAAGCTATCAACGATCTCTACATACACTACTTCGTAGACGACTTCTTGTGTTGTTTCATCTTTGGCTATTGCTTTCTTTAGATTGCCAAACTTCAAACGTTTATGATAATGGCTTCTGCTAAGGGCTTCGACAAAGACATTTATATTTGAACTCTGTATACCTGCGAACATCAACATAGTCAAGCTGTCCTGCATTCCAAATGCTGGATCGCCATATCTATAAATCTTCTCTGGCGGAAATATATCAATGTTTGAAATGAAGTCGTACCATTTGTTTCTTTTTTCTTTTTTCTGTAACACTCTAAAAGAAAGGTTGCTGAATATGATATCAGCGACACCGCTGACTGTTATTTTAAATGTCTTTGTGGATTCTGTATAATTGTAGATATCTTTAGCCGCTACTACAAAAGTTTGATCTCTGTCGTAACCAGTTAATCCACTGTCATATGTTAGCCCGTAGAATCTACTGCCAGCAATTACATCATAGAATCTAGTTACACCTGGCGTAGCAGCATCACCGATCTGATTTACTTTACCGATGATTTCACCAGTAGATAATAATGTCAGACCTGATGGTAATCGGCCTTTGACTATTTCAAAAATAACCTGACCGCCTCGTAATAAAGATTTTGCTTTGATAGACAAGCGGCTGTTTTTGTTAGGTGATATAGTTCCAAGATCAGCAGCTGATATCCATTCAATGCCGCTTTCGATTTCACCAATCGTGCTGATTTTAAATGTTCTTGGAGTCGATGCCTGTTGCCCTGCTGGATATGTAGTAGTGGCAATGATAGTGAATTCGTAATTTTCAGTGATCCTTGGTTGATACGGAACCACTCCAGTTAGCTCGCCTGTGATAGTATCTAGGCTTAGCCCCGGAGGTATTTTGCTAGTAGTGCCAAACAGTATCTCTGAGTTACCTTTAATTCTTCCGTTAATAGAAGGAAATACATCTAACCTGTAAGTGTTAGTGCCAACTTTATCTATGTTGGTGATAGTGTAAGTGCCTAGTGTACTGTCTGTAAAAGTAGACACATCGTACACTGACATCAGTAGTGTTTTGTTTGGTACTGGAAATATGCCTTTGTCGTTAGGCAGCATCTTGACAATAATAGATGTTTCAGTATCTCTGGTTAACCCGACAGACCTAGCTCTGCTGATAGGATTGATTTCGTTCAGTCTGAATGTTATAATACCTGGCCAACTATCTGGCTGGAATACATCTAGGTAAAGAGTAACATAGTTGTTGGCTCTGCGTGTACCGAGGTTAGGTTCTGTAGTCCATATAGGAGCTCTAACGAATGTGTTATCCGCACGGAAGATACCGGTACCGACTTGCATGATCGTGTTATCTGATCTTAGAAAGTCTTCACTGACAACATAAATTTTAAACGTTCTGCGATCTTCGTGTAAGCCGTCTGATGCTACTACGCTGAACTGATAGAATCTAGTTAGTTTTCTAGGAAAATTTGCTACATCAGAATAATCAAACCCTACTTGATCAAATTTAAAGCTGTCAAAGCCGTTGATAGGTTGTACACCTAGATCGTATGGTTCTGAATCGTAAAGATTTTTATCATAGTTGCCTGTGTATATTTTATTATCTAAGGCAAATATAGGTTTAGTGAATCCGGTTATTCTGCCTTTCTTTGAAAGGCTTAGACCTGGAGGTAGTTCGCCGCCGTTGTATGGAATGTAATATTCGATGGTATCACCAGCGGGAATATCCGCATCTAATGCTACTAATTGGAAATCTACCTTGTCATTGTCTAACACAAAATATGTGAAATTAGGACCAACGGGTAAAAGCCCTTCAGGAGTTTCCCAAAATGGATTATTGGCACCTTCGACAGTTAACGCAAATGTTCTATCTTTCTTGTCGTGGCCGTCGCTGGCTCTGATAACAAACCTAGTGGTAGTTGACTGCGAAACTTCTAATGGTGTACCTAAGATGTGGCCATCTTGTATTCTCAGCCCTTTTGGCAACATGCCGGACTGTAATTCAAAGCTCACTGGTCCGGCTGAAGATGTAGCTGATAATGATATATCCTGCTTAATCCTCTCGCTTACGGTCCCCAGTGACCCAGCTGGCGTGTTCCATATGATGGCCATTCATAATCCTTAGAATGTAGAGGCTTGGATAGCAATTCTAACCCAGATATCAGCAGTTCCGTCCCAGCTACCTTTACAGAAATACGCATATGTGCTGCTAATAGCGACCATACCTGCTACATCTCCTCTCTGACCTTTACTGGTGCTAGGAGCAGAACCAACGGCAGTAAGTGTAGTTTGACCTGGATTATAGAACGTTACCGAGTCGCCATTAAGTCCGTGTCCTGTGCTGATAGCGAAAGTTTCGCTTACAGTAATAACACCTGTGCCTGAATTGATATTTGATACTGTTCTTTCGCTGACGCCTGGAAGAGATACTCTAGCACCGTTTACTATTCCTGTGGTATTAGACACAGTAAATGTAGTTCTAGAACCTGCTGGAATATCGCCAGACAGTGTAGTAGTCACTGGAAGAGCATTCCACACACCGTTCTTGACAACGATATGGTTCAGCGTTTCGTCCATACGGATATCTAGACCATATTGTCTGATAGTTCCGATATCTTTTTCAATACCTAGGTTAACTTTTTCTGTTAGATATGCTCTGTTGAATTTGTTTGTTGCTATTTGACCTAGGTTGTAAACGCTGTCAGCGAACGGTATAACATCGTTCTTGATAGTGAAATTAAGGTTAACTGAAGCATCGTTACCATCAACTAGAGCATTGCCGCCTAGTCCTGAGTTGTTAGGAAATACAGAACCATAAAGATCTGAAGAAACATGATCAGCTTTAATATTAACTGATCCTTGAGTATTATCTAAGATAGTTACGCCTGTAGTTGATTTGACAAGTCCGGTTAAGTTACCAGACAAGTTACCTGTTACGTTACCTGTTACGCTACCTGTTACGTTACCTGTTACGTTACCTGTTACGTTACCTGTCACGTTACCTGTTAGAGAACCAATCAATGTTCCGTAGATCTTGCCTGATGTTCCATCAATAATTCTTGTGCTGTCGTCGGCATATACAGATCCATTTAAGTCTCCTTTCATATTACCAACTAGGTTAGCATTAACAGTCGTTGCGTTGATTACATTGGCCCAAACGTTTTGCCAACGCTGACCTGTGCTACCTAAGCTATATGTATTATTGCTGTTAGGGATAATGTTTGAATTAACATCTGCGTTAAACACCACATTGTCAGTGTTGGTATCACCTAGTGTGATGTTGCCACCAGTGCCAGCATCAAATGTGATATTACCAGTAGCATGGATGTTGCCAGTAATATTGATATTACCAGTGCCGGTAATGTCATGACCATTAAGGTCTATGTTAGCAATTATGCTATTACCTGCTGCTAGGAATTTACCACCAGTGGTAGTTCCATCACCGACATACAATGCCTTGGTGTCTGTTGTATAAATTAATTCACCTTCGCCAGGTACAACGCTACCTAACTCCGATGCTAATCCTCTTCTAATCTTTAGGGCCATCTAATTTCTCCGTTATATTATTGATCCAAGGTCAAGTTCGGTATCGGCAGGACTTGTAACGCTGCCAAACTCCCATTCGAGCTGTGAAAATAAAAATTCTGTTGTTGTTTTAAAACCGTTTGCTATTCTAACAGGACCAAAGTTGTAATCAAACACACCTGACACAAGATCATCTGCTGACACACCGTTCATTAGTCCAAAGAACGCCGTTGGTGCTGACATAACGCCAGTACCTATCACCGTAGGCAGATAGTTGTTTAGGTTTATGTTTCCTATACCGTTTATGGTATATCCGTTAAGATCTAAATCGTTTTCTAATTGTGTCGAAATTAACGCAGCATCGAATCGCACAGTGTTGCCACTCTTAGTAATGGCCATGTTATTACCTGACTGGAAGGTAATAGCTGTATTGGGATTGATAACATCTAGGTTTCCGTTATCTGTTACTATTCTAGTAATGCTGTTTTGTAACGGTGAGCTGATAACAATATCGTCGGCATTTTCAGTTACGGTTACGTTAGAGCTGCCAGTTATAGTTCTTAGCTCTAACTTGTATGCTGTTTTTTGTTTGTAGATATGAGCACCGGTTCCGATGTTCTGTCCTACTACGGCAATTTCATTGGTCAGTGATGTAAAATTATCATTGACTTTTCTGAAGGCCGTGCGCAGATCATCCCCGAGCCCGTCGTTGACAAAATTACCTATATTGATGCTTGTTACGCTCATATCTTGATCCTATACTCAATATTTACCATATTAGACTCTGTACCATGTTGTAGTGCTTGTTCTGTACACGTAGGTAAATCCTGTGCCTACCACAGTAGATCCCGCATACGGACCTGAAATAGTACCAGTTCCTGCTGCTAGAGTAACCGTATTTCCATGTACGGCAAATCGGCAATATTGGCCATCTACGGGGCTAGTTGGCATGTTTAAGGTTACAGTAAGACCGGTTGTAGATGCTATGATTACGTTAAACGATGTAGTAGTGCTTAGTGTCTGTGTGCCAGTTGAGCTTACAGAAATATAGTTAGGCGCTACTGTCTGTAGACCTGTGAATTTCAATCCACCTGTTGTCAAGCTAGTCAATGTACCTACAGATGTCAAGCTAGACGCAGTCACTCCTGAGTTTAGAGTGGTTCCTGATAGTCCACCTGCGTCTACAGTTACCCAACTTGGAGCAGCACCGTTTGTACCAGTACCAGTTTGTGATAGGAATTTCTGTGTTGAGGTAGTGTTTGGAGACAACAGTGTAGTAGTGTCAGCTGCGCTTTGATATGGCATAGCGCCAAGCAATGTGGTAGCATTACCACCAATCAAGTTAGTAGACTTACCAGCACTTCCGTCAATACTGACACCTGCTAGTGATAACGACCCAGTAGCTCTGTTTAATGCGATACCTGTTGTACCTATATAGATTGTGGAGTTAGCTAACACGCTAGAAGGAATAGTTCCTGAGGACAAGTTTGTAGCACTAACACTGCCTGCTGATCCGTCGATGCTGACACCAGTTAGTGATTGGTTACCGCTGGCTCTGTTAAACGCGATATTGGTAGTTCCAATATAGTGCGAGCTTGTAGTATAAAGTCCGTTGGTAACTGTGCCAGCGTTTCCGCTAACACTGCCTGTGATTGTAGCTGTAACAGTTAATGCCGATAGCGTACCAACGCTAGTAATGTTTGGTTGTGCACCAGTTTGTAGTGTACCAGTGAATGTGGCATCAGTACCGTTAGTACCATTACTTAGAATTTTAGTAACACCGTCACCCGCATAGATGTCACCGAAGAACGCAGGGTCAGCGTAGCTAGTACCGTTGTCTAGGACCTTTTGTCCGTTGCTGGTATAGACGTCCCCAACTAAGTCGCCCGTGATGTTTGTAGCAGCCAGTGAAGTTAAGCCAGATATACCTGTGGTAGTATTACCTAAGGTTATTGTCGTGTTACCAATCGTTAGGCTTGAGTTTGTTAATTTGCTGTTAGCGATACCGCCAGCTAACATAGTGTTGGTTACTGTGCCGGTATCTGTAGTATACACTCCGTTGAGTACAGCAGCAGCACTGGATACCGTACCGAATACCTTGCTAGCTGCTACGGTTGTTAACCAACTTGGATTGGCATATGTACCTGTGGTTAACACAGCGTTGGTTATTTTAGAACCATCTAGAGTCTGTATAAAATCTGGGTTCGTCCATCTATCTGTAGTAACCACACCGTTAGTAGCAACTACTGTTCCGGTTAATTTTGTACCTGATATGCTAGTGATCCAACTTGGATCAGTATATGATCCACTGGTGTAAACACCATTAGTAACAGTACCAGCATTGCCATCTATGCTAACGCCAGTTAAACTTAGTGAACCGCTAGCTCTGTTAAATGGTACGCTGGTCGTTCCGATGTTAATCGCACTGGCTAGCGTACCGCCCAGGGCAGCATATACTTCTGAAAAGTTGCTGTTGATGTCGCTGACTGCTTGATCAAATGTACTGAATTTGATCTGCGGTTTGCCGCTACTGATAATTTTCTTTGCCATATTATAATCTTCCCACTGCGATTTCAATAGTTCCGATTCTATCCGAATCGTATGTTTCTAATGCTTTACCAATTATGGTTCCTGGGCTTGCTACCTCACCTGCTGATATAGCAACACCTGGAATTTGGCTGGCAATCATTAGATCACCTTTCTGTACTTTACCAACTACCTTACAAGGCACACGACCTTGTAGTGCCACGCAAACTCTTGTGCCTGGGCACTCTGCGTTCATAGTGTACGCAGGTTCTGTTGACACAACACCTGCTACTCTTGTGGTAGCCTGTTTGCTTGACTGTCTTACTTCGGCATCGCCGCCAAACTCAACTACAGTGCCTGGAGCATATTCTTTGTCGCTGGTATAGTATTCTGCTAAGTCTGCCCAAGTTGCTTGGAATCTCGATCCGCTACCAATTTGCCAGTTACCTACGATCTGCGCTGTGTTAGTTGAAGCACCTGCTGATAGATAGCCACCGTTTCCTACGTTAACAGTTCCTGCGCCGCCACTGGCATCGTAGAAATTATGTGTTGTAGCGTAGTAGGCATTGTATTGATAGCCTGATGTACTGCCTGTGTTAAGCCTGATAGAAGGATTACCTTGACCATCTCTAATCAATGTGTAGTAAGCACTAGCACCTGCGTTATCAAGTATTCTAGATAACACTGTAGCTGTAGTGCTGTTAGCAGTTATCTTGATACCAATAGAACCGGATGCTGTAATAGCACCACCACCAGTTAGTGTTATTTCACCAGTTGTGGCATTTGTGCCTGTCGCTGCGGTCACTGTTAATGATGTTAGGTTAACAGCACCTGCGGAAAATGCTCCAGTACCGTCACGCTGTACGATGTTTGATACTGTGTTAGCTGAAGCATAAGCTACAGTAGTAAACTTGCCACTGCCTGTACCCGTAGATGTTCTTACTACAGCACCTACGTTAGGTACTTCCGCACGGCTTAGACCGTCACCGTCTTCAACTATAGTTCTAACGTCGATCGGTACAACTGCGCCTGCTCCTGATGAACCAGTTGCGGGCGTACCTCTTCTGGCTAGAACTTTTGTAGAAGTTCCACTTAATGAAGCACTATCTGTGGCGTCATATACAGCTGGGTCAATATATGCTAATTTGCTAAACTGTACGCCAGTCGTAGTTGAAGAGCCAGTAATAAGACTTAGTTGCCCTGTACCACTTACTGTGAATACAGTTGCGTCTGCGCTTGATAGCAAACCAAATGCTCTTACCTTGCCGCCACTTAACGTACCAGAAGATACAGCGAGGGCAATATCAAAAGTATTAGTAGTTACGTTATATGCTTTCCATTGGCCGTTCAATGAAGTAACGCCAGTCTCGCCTGCGATAACGATAGCTTCGCCTTCGCTTAGTCCGTGTGCGTTAGCAGTTAGTGTTACACGTGGGGCACTAGTTAATTGGTTAGCATAGTTTGTGATCGAAACGCCGTCTGCGGTTTTTGCCTTTAAGGTATTCAATGCTAATTTGTATTGACCAATGCCTGCGCTGTAATTAACGTTAGAGTCGACGATCAAGTTGCTGGTCAGTGTAGCAGTAAGTGAAGTTCCACTGCGAGCCAATGTGATCGCACCGCCCATTGTGGTATTTGTGAAGTTAGCATTGGTACCAGTGAACGCCAATATGTCTGCGTCTTTAACACCAAACTGTGCTCCACCGATAGTAGCAGTCATTGATCCAGTAGCTGCTGTAGGTGTAAACACAGGAGTACCACTTGAGCTTGTGCTGATAGTGATGGTGTTGGCTCCAATAGAAGCAACATAATAAATTGTGCCAGTTGATACACCACCGAATGTTGTACCAGAGAACACTACAGGCATATACAATGCGATGCCGGTAGTATTGTTGACAGTGAAGTTATTGCCGCTGGTAACTGTCACAGTTTTCACATATGTTGTAGAACTTGGTGCCCAGATAGATGGACCATCTTCAAGATGTGACATTGTGATATAGTTACGTGGCACAGCATCATTAGCACCACTAGAACCGATAGTCGGTACTAGAAGATTTTTAATCTGGTGGCTGTTTACATCCAGCGAACCAGTCATGCTCAATGAGCCGTCTCTGGCCACATAACCAGGACCAACTAGTCCTGAAGTAACTATAGTACCTGCGTTTGAAAGTCCCAGTCTGCTGTCAATATATGAGCGGACAGCATTCTGTGTCGGCACTGATTGTGTATTAGCAGCACCGCTTCCTCCCATTGTAGTATCGTTTGAGAATTCATAAATTTCAACACCTGATCTCAAACGCAGTGTATCAATACCACTCAAGTTGATCTTGGCTTGGATCTTTAAGTTACCTGTGCCTTGGTCAACGCCAAAGTAGTCACCGACTTTAAAGTTGCCGCTTTGGTCAGTGGATACATAGAACACACGACCTTTGTTATACTCTCTGACTTCTTTAGCACTATCTGGAGAGTTAACAGGAGGTCCATAAATGTCGCTTGGATAGTTTGTATCCGCATATGAACCTGTACCAATATTCAAGAAGTCGTGCCCGTTAGCTCTCATGGTAGAGATATTAACAGTGACGTTACCTGTAGCGTTGCCTCTGATACCACCGTACACGCTCATGTTTGTGTTGGTAGCATTTAGATTGTAACTCAAACCACCGATAGTGCTTAATGTACCACCCGATGTATAAGTTGTATAACTTGTGCTGTTGACTGCGGTAGTTAACGCAGCATCTGAATACAATTCAAATTTAGTTAACGCAGTATATGTTGATACTGATGAAACTGTAGCATTAGCTTGTTGGAATACAGAACCGCCATATACGTCACCAGTAGCCGTTGTTAAGTTTACAGCAGTAGTTCCACCTGATGTAGCTGTTACAGTGATATGAGTTGAGTCAACAATAGCTAGCACATAGTATGTGGTTCCAGAGACTAAGTTACCGAATGTTGTTCCGTAGAACACGATAGCTTGGTTAAGGCTCAATCCAGTTGTAGCATCTAATGTGATTTGATTAGGTCTTGTTGGATCTGTTGATACAGTTGTAGCTGTAGCATGTAGGCGTATAGAACTGATCTGGTATGTGCTACCTGTGATAACCTGTAACACATAGTATGTTGTACCTGTCTTAATATTACCAACAGTTGTAGCATAGGTAATAGCACGACCAACTTGATACTGTGAAGTATCGCTGGTATTAACAATATTGCCAGTCGTTGAAGTTGATGACACTGTGTTTGACACAGTAACAGCTTTTACATAGTAATAGTTTGATGTGCTGAAGTTCAGCTGAGTCATTCCGCCTATACCAGTAAACTTAACCTGTCTACCATTGTACAGATTAGGAGCAGCTGACAGTGTGACTACGCAAGGACTTGCTTTAGTGATAGCACTTACTGTACCTCTAGCTGTAGCCACTGTTGGGTTTGTCAAGTTCTTGATCTTTAAGCTGGCATATTCGTTAGCTAGCCCACTGTTATATGTTGTGTATGAACTTACTTCGTAGATGCTATCTTGATAACCAAAGATCATACCACCAGTGCCGCTAGTGCTAGGATAGATCGTAGTACCAGTGATTTGATAGACAACACGAGCAGCATCTATTGCCTGTAGAGGTTGTATAGCTATGCGATCGTCGCCAGCTGTGCTGTGTCCGATAGGCAATGCGAAGTTAGTGTCAGTTTTCTTAACAGCCAGTGACACATACGAGAAGCCGTCTCTGGTTGTTACGACTACGTCTTGAGCAACAGCCCCGACATCGCTGTATGGGTTAAACGCTGTAACTCTGATAACATTTGATGTAGACTCATCAAACACAAGAGCTGTACTAGGTCTTGTGGCAACAATATTTTGCTTGCCGCCAATTACCAATTCTCCGTTCTGTCTGATTACAACAGGCTTTCCGTTTGTAACGGTATTCGCAAGTCCTGTAGAATTTGCTGATGCTACCGACAGGCTTAAGGCAGCAACGCCATCAGGAAGACCACTGGTATTAACACTAGTGATAGTGTATGATTTAGATCCAATCTTGATTGTGCCGCCAGCATCGCCGGTGTGGTCGATATCAACAACGCAACCTTGTCTCGGAGTGTATGAATATCCTGTGACATACAGTGTCAACGATCCAGTTGGGTTAGTTAATGCTAGCCCATCATTTTGATAGACAGTGGCTGTTTGTACTAATGGGAACTTGTTAGTAACTGAGTCTGGAACTTCGTTAGGATCAGCACCTTCAGCTCTTAGAGCGTAGACACCGTTACAGCATGAACCGTTTAGCGCACGGATCTGTCCACCGTTGTTAGCAAAGAACGCAGTGTAGCAGTAGTATGTGAACAAGCTAACAGATTCGATTAATCCGTTGTTGGTAGCGACAATTCCGTATCCCATGTCATTGACTTGTGTAAAGTCGTTGTTCAACATAGACTTGTTACCAGGTGTGCTTAGGATTAGTTTGCCACCAACCATACCAGTGTATGGAGTATCTAGCACACACTTGTACTGTGGATAGATATCTGGTACTGCGCTGCTGTCGCCGCCGCTGATAATGGAATTGAAATAACTGAAAGCGTTATCAATAGTACCAATTACTGTGTTAGCATCGTCTGTTAATACCTGCGCTGCTTGTAGTTGTGCTTTGGTTAGAGTGTTATCAACAGTTTGATAAAACGCTAGAGTATGTGTGCTGCCAGTACCTGGACCAGTTAAGTTTACAGCTATGCCTGTAGCGATTCCTTTTTCTTTTGCGATAACAAGATCAAATGACTCAAACAGTTGAATATTATTGCTGTCTAAAACATAGACATAATATGGCAATGAAGTCGACAATGTGCCGCCGTCGGTAGTAATTGATGTTCCACCTCCGTTGCTATAGATAACTTTAGAGCCATTAGTGAATGGATGATTGTTTATATTCAAGCTGTCTGCTGCTATGCTAAGAGCAGCTGATGGGTCAAATGTCTGTGTTGATCTTAAAGGTGATACAGGTGCGATACCTTGTAATATGTTTTTAATCCATGTACCTAATTGTACATAGGTATCTAATGTAGCAGTTAATTCTCCAGCTGGTTGTACTGACAACCCTTGTTTAAAATAGAAGTATGCGGCTCGTAGTGTTTCGTTATAGTCGCCAAACATATCGATTGATATGGCATCGATCACTAATCCTACATCACGCTTACAATAATCTGATTTATATGTAGCTGCTACATCTGGGTAGAAAGTGCTGATATATCTTAGAGCTTCTACCTGTAGCATTTCTTTATTGGCTGCTATCAGGGCTTTGCCTTTGTAGATATTAGCGCCATCTTCTACGATATTGGCTATGATATCAAAACATTTTCCTACGGCTGCTGCCGCTGCTCCACCATCTGTGATGGAAGAAATAGTAGTTTGAGCTGCTGTGCCATATGTAGGAGAATACAACGGAGATTGATTTACTACAGCGATCGCCATTAATTTAGCTTGACGGATAGCTGCGGCTGTCTGCGTTACTTGACCTGAAACTAATGTTGATCCGCCTGAGAAGTATCTACGTCCAGCTTGTGAGCTGTTTCTATTACCGCCATACAAGATATCTTCGATAACAGCATCAACAATCAGGCCCATGTCTCTGTAGCATGTATCAGAGTTGAACACAAATGAGTTGCCGTAAGTATGTTGGATCCATGCTATGGTTTCTGTCTGGATGAAAGTTTTATTAGCTGCTAACAGTGTTTTAGCACTAAAGCTGCCTACTTCAGTTTTTGTAGCTAAGGTAACTCGGTATAGGTTACTGCCATAGTTAAATGATACAGGTAGTTGAGGTTGTCTGTATAGACCACCGATTGTAATCTGTGTGCCGTCGTCTGTCTTGTCTAACAGAACACCAGTCATGTTAGAAACAAAGCCGTCAACGAATTGACCACCTGCGAAACGCTTGGAGTTATTGCTTCCTGAGAAGCTTGATCCAACCTGCATGTATGGTGATTTAGCAGATACTTGGCCCTCTGGGTCGAGTACCATCATAAAGCCGCCGTGCCCTTGTACGCTACAATTTCTTACAACCACAGCATCGTTGGCCAAGAACACATCCATTTCTCTGTTGTCTTTTGGTGTGCTGGCGTAATCTAACGGATCAGTTAGATAATGATATCCATATTCTGTAGTTGTTAAACGCAGACCGTCAAACAATGGATCTCTGCGGAAGAATATTCTAGCCCATGGACTCTTGCTGACACCTGGTTTTGGTCTGATCTGTACACGTCTAAATTCTGTACCTTTGATAGATACGTTAGCAGCTAGCTTGATAGGAAAGTGTTCGTAGTAGATACCAGATTCTACTTCAATAGTGACCTGTGCGTTTTTGGTTTCTTGTCCATACTCTACTCTTTCACCTATAGCGAAGTTCCCAGTAAGTGTTTCGATGTCAAATAATTCTCTACCGTTAGAATCTCTAGCTGTAGTAAAGCTAATGATCCTAGCTACGGCTCCAGAAGTCAACCCTCGTAACAACTGTCCGTCTGCTAGATCGTTGTCAGCATCAGTACCAAAGTTTTCTGTAACTAATCTCAATCTTGGTAGATAGATATTGATAGTAGGAATAGCAGTGTAGCCTGAACCGCCATTGACGATATCTAGTTCCTTAACTTGCCCTGCTACTACGACTACTTTAGCTTCTGCTCCGCCACCGCTACCACCACCGTTGAATATAACAGAAGCCGAGCCATAGTTAGTACCAGAGGCTGTTACTATTAGCTGTGTTACTTTAAATGTTGCTGATACTCTAGCAGCACCGTTACCAGTGCCACCTACTAGGGTAATATTGTTAATGTTATCAGGTAATGATATGTATACACCTGGCTCTACGATTTCAAGAGCAGTGATTCCGCCAGTGGCATCTTTGCTGACCACTCGTAGCTGCGTTGGTACTGTTGGGTTACCACCTGAGAAACTTAATACATCGTTGATTTCGTATCCGATACCCGCAACTGTAATACTGATTGCTTCTGCTCCTAATCTAGCAGTACCAGTAGCGCCTGCGCCAGATAATGGAGATTGTATGAATGAGTCTACGGTACAGAACTTGGTACCATAGTCATATGTTAATGTTTTTCTATAAGGACCTAGTTCTAATGGAGCATTCTTGATAAGCTGTTCAGCTACTTGTGCTGCGTAAGAAATACTACCATAAGCTGCTGACCAAGAACGACCACGTTGGTTAAGTGGAAGATCTGTTCGGTTATCCGAGCCGTTTGATGTAACGTATAAATTCGCTGCGCTGGTAAATGTTTTGTTATCAACATATACTTTAGTAGCAGCAATCAAACCGTTGTAGTTTACGTCATCTGATTGTATAGGGCTACGTGAAAGCACTAATGGGCCTGTCATAGTGCCCCAGTCGGCTCTAGTTAAATTGGTTACAGGATCACGAGCGTCGACGCCGGCGATAGACATCTTTGTGTCTACATACTGTTTTGTGGCAGCATCTGTACCTAGCTGTGCTTCAGATAAGTTGGTTAATCGTTTAAAGTTGGCATTTAAGTTAGCAGCAAGTGTGGGAGTAGAGTCGTTAATAAGAGCAGATGCCAAAGAACTAAATCTAATAACACCTGGGTCTGTTTGGTTAATAACCAGTGTAGAATCGCCGACTAGTGATTTAAAAACAACCTGTTCATTAGTGCCGTCTACGACTAGAATCTTGTTATTGTCGGCAGTTAGATACTCAGCTGGACGTCCGCCTGCTTTTGCTGTTTTAAGTACGTCTGATAATCCTATAAAAGACAGCTTGCCTTCGAGACCTAGTACAGCATATAGTTCTGTAAAATTGTCATTGACTTTCTGGAAACTGTCGCGAATACTATCGCCTGTACCGTCATTACCTTCTATGCCGATATTGATATCTTTTCTTGCCATTATTAACTCCGATGAATTCTGAACCGCTCCAAATATTTAGCCCAAAATTCTACAAGCCGAATGTAAATACTTTATGTTTTTACGTAAAGAAACAAGGATAGAAGAACATGTGCGTACTAGTAAACTAGGACATGAACATGTCTACAAGCGAGCCAAAACCGTGGCTATGTTTCGCTGCGACAACTGCGATGATAACTTTGAAAGAGAATTAAAGAAAGTTGATCACAGGAGATTAAGCAACAATTATTTTCATGTCTGCTCTAAGTGTGATGCTAAGAGATTTGCCCAACGCAAGGGCATAGAAAGAAAGACCATCTGGGACATGCCTGCTAGCAGTATGTTACCTGTTAGCAAATATTAATGCTCACTTAGAGCGCCATTCCGGGGCACGACTCCCATAACGCTCTGCCCAGCAGCCGGGCACA